CCGGCCATCTGGGCCACCATCGACTGCACCATGGGCTTGAGGATCAGCACCTGAAAGGTGTTGAGCAGCACGCTGCGGAATGCGTCCAGAAAGCCTCTGCCGTTTTCAAAGGCACGCATCAGCGCATCGGTCAGGCCACTTCGCACGCCGTCCACCATCTTCTCCCACTCGTCGGCGGCGTCTTTGGCGGCCTTGGCGGCTTCCAGGCCGGCTTCTTTGGCCCAGCCTTCTTCCTTGGCTTTCTTCAGGTTGCGCAGCTCTTCCACCATCAAGGTGAAGCCTTCCAGCTCTTCGGCGCTGATGTCCTTGAGCAGGGCCTGCTGCAAGGCCTGTTCGGCCGTGGCCAGCGCGTCGTCCAGACGCCTGGACTCCAGGGTGCGCAGGCCGGCGGCGGTGAGGCCGATGGCATCGTTGTGCTCACGCTGGCGGCGGGCCTGTTCGGCCACGCTGGCCGAGTCTTCCAGCGCCTTGAGAATGGCTTCGGACTGGATCTTGGCCAGGTCCTTCAGCAGTTGCATCTGCGCGCGCTTGGCGTCAGTTTCCACCAGCGTGGCGGCGGCGCTGGTGCGCTGCGCGTCGGTGAGCTGCAGCTTGCCCTGGCGCAGGTCTTCTTGCAGTTTGAGTTGCGCCTTTTCCACGTCGCTCAGGCTGCGGCCCAAGGTCAGTTCGTTGTCTACGCCTGCCAGCTGGGCGTTCAGGCCGGCCAGGTAGTCGGCGCCGGCCTTGGTGAGTTTGGCCACTTCTTCGGCGTGCTTTTTGACCGCAGCTTCCTGTTCCTTGGTGGCCACAGTGGTGCGCTGCGTGGCGTGCGTCATCGCGGTGGCTTGGTTCACCGTGGCGGCGCCGGCGTCCGTCCATGCGGCTTCCACGGTCTTGGCGGTGTCGCCCCAGCCCTTGGTGATGTCGCGGCCCGACTCTTCCAGGATCTTCCAGGCCTGGCCGAATTCGCCCTGGGCCACCGACACCAGGGCGCCCGCCACGCCACCCACCACCTTGCCCAGGGTGTTGAAAACTTCCACGCCGATGGCGCCACCGGTGAACAGCAGCTTCAGGCCGCCGGCCAGGATGTCGGATGCCTTCTTGAGCTTGTCGCCGCTGGTGGCACTGTCAAGGAATGTCCCGGCCAGGTTCTTCAGGGTAGGCAGCAATTGGGCGGCCACCTGGCGGCCCATTCCCTGGGTGGTCATGCCCAGCAGTTCCACGGTGTCATTGAAGCCGTCGGCGGCTTCGGCCGTGTCTTGGTCAATGACCAGGCCCAGGCGCTCTGCCATGTCGGCCATGTCGCGCATGCCTTTGGCCCCTTCGTTAAGCGTGGGGATCATGTCCGCGCCGCTTTTGCCGAAGATCTGCTGCGCCAGCGCACTCTTGCGCGCGCCGTCTTCCATGCCCGCAAACGAGTCGGCCAGGTCGTACAGCACGGCCTTGCTGTTGCGCATGCTGCCGTCGGTGTTGCGGGTGCTGACCCCCAGGTCGGTGAAGGCCTGGTTGCCTTCGACCATTTGCTTGCCCAGCTTGGCCATGGATCCGGCAAGAGCATCGCCCTCAACGCCACCCTGCTTGAACGCAAGCTGCAGGCCGGCCACGTCCTGCGCAGCAATCCCGGTCTTCTGGGTGAATTCCTTGGTGGCGTCGCCCGCGTCAATGGCCCCTTTGATCCACCCGGCAAAGGCAGCAACGCCAAGCCCTGCCACCAGGCCGCCCATGGCACCAGTGACCATGCTCTTGATGCCAGACATGGCGTTACCGACGATGCTCTTGGCGTCGTTCATGTCGGTGCGCAGCCGCGCCAGGTCGGCCAGCATCTGGATTTCCAGCGCGCCCAGAATTGCGTTGCTCATCGCTTGCCTTTCGGGTGCGGGGTTGTGTGGTTGGGTGCAGCCTCCGCCAGCGCAGCCACGGCAGCGCGGTCCATGGCGCGCAGGGTGTCCACTTCCCAGGGCGACAGGCGCACGCCCGCCAGCGCTTGCCAGGCCACGTATTCGCTGCTGGGCACCACGCTGGGCCCCATGCCCACGGGGCGGCTGGCGGCGATGTCGCAGTACACCTCCCACAGCCCCTGTCCCGCCATGGGCACGCGGGCGGCCAGCAGCGGGTGTGGCTGGCCCGTGGCTCGCGCCTCGGCTTCCAGGTGCACGCGCAGGGGCTGGCCATCACTTTGGCGCCGGCTGAGCTGCATTTGCTGCTCCGCGTGGTCAGTCAGACAACTGCGGAGCTGCGAATAAAAAGCTCGCGTTCGTCCAGCGCCTCCTGCACCTGCAGGCACAGCCAGCGCAGTTTCGGGTTGCTGAAGTAGGTGCGCGCCGCTTCGGGGCTGTACGGCACATCACCGCCGGTCCAGCCCAGGGTGTTGGCCACCAGCTCGTCGATCTGCTCGGCCACCTCGTCTTCGGGGTCGGTGAAGGGCATCTTGCCGGCGTTCTTGGCAAACGCGGCGCGCATGCGGCGCTGGCGGATGTGCAGGCGGCGCTTGCGGTCGGGGTGCTCGGGCCCCGCCAAGGTCAGGACCCAGCCCGTGGGGGCCTGGGTCTCGGGGTTTTTGACGCGGTATGTGCCGGTGGGCACGTCTTCAAAGGCCAAGGGGTTGAAGCCGGCGCAGGCGCTGACTGCCAGTGCAGCAGCCGCAACGGCAGATTGGGTGAAGTCGCTCATGGCGTGAGCCTTTCAGGGTGAGTGGGGGAGGGAGAGGGGAGAAGGGAAACGCACAAAGCCAACGGGCCGTGCAGATGTCTGCACGGCCCGTGGCGGGGGGGCCCGTGTGGGCCCGCAAGGACCGCCGGGCGGCGCTGTCCTGGATCAGCAACGTGGGCCGTGCGGTGGCGGCACTGGCACCACCGGAGGTGTCCAGCAGGGCATCGAACGGCACGGTCTGGATGATTTCTTTTTCGCCGTCGTCGCGGCTGGCGTCGGTGAGCCTGATGCGGCTCATGATGAACGCCAGGAAGTCGGCCGCTGCGGCGTTGCTGCTGGTCAGCACCACGGCCAGGTCCACATCGGTGCCGTTGCGGTAGGCGTCGCGGAACACGGTGTCAGTGAATTTGACGGTGGCGCTGCCTTTGACGATGACACGGCCCGGGCTGAGCGCCGGGATGACATTGCTGCCCACCACCGGCTCGCCGGTGTAGGCGCTGGTGCCGTTGATGGTGAGGCCCGTGACCACGGCCACGGACGCACCTTCAAACAGCATGACGCCATTGACGGCGGCCGTGACATCAGTGGTGGTCACCGCCGTGGGCGAGGTGAAGCGCTGGGTGGCGCTTTCGGCCACGTCCTTGCCCATCAGGTCAAACTGCACGGTGGCATTGCCGGTGGGCGGCAGGTTGACGGCCACCGAGCTGACGCGCAGGTCATAGCCAGTGCTGCTGTGGGGCACTTCAGGGAACCACTCTTCGATGCTGAAGAACTTTTCAATGTGGCCGGTTTGCGGGGTGTAGGTGGACTTGCCGGTAGGCGTGACGGTGGCGCTGGCGATGGGGCCTTCAGCCACCAGGCCGCTGCCGTTGAGCACGTACACCGTGAGGTTGAGCGCCGTCATGGCGGCCACCACGATGTTCTTGTTGCTGTTGCTGGCGGTGAAGGTGCCCGCCGTGAAGCGGAACACCATGCCGATCTTCAGCCCGCTGGTGAGCCAGCTGCCCGAGGCACGTGCCACGGTGTAGCTGGGGCCCGCGCCACTGATGGTGATGCTGAGGCCGGTGATGGCCGCCACGGCAGCAAAGTCGCGCTTCAGGAAAGCGGCAAAGAAGTCGGCGTAGGTGGCCGGCGACAGTTCACCGCTGACCATGGCCGGCACGCGGCGCACGCCTTCGCCGTGGCAGGCGCGCTGGAAGTCACTGCGCATCTCGGCCGATTCGTAGCTGTCTTTCTTCAGGTCCACCGAACTGGTGACGCGGCGCAGCAGCTTGCCGCCGGCGCCCGCTGCTGCGATGCCGGCCACGGTGGCAACCTTGTACGAGACTTGTTTGTAAACGCCAGATGCTTGTGCCATGGTGATGTGCTCCTAAGTGGCTTCGTGGGTGATGAGGAAATCAATGGGCCGGTGGTACAGGCCCAGTTGCTGGTCGTAGCTGACCGGGCCTTCGCCCGCATGCAGCACGCTGTGCACGGTGACGCCGCCGATGAGGCCGCGTTGGAATTGCATGGCCGCCACCACCAGGCCGCGCAGAGTGCGGGCCACTTCGTGGTCGGCGCTGATGACGTTGACTTGCACACGGCTGCGCGTCATGTGCGTGGCCTCGTAGGCGTCGATGGCCGGTGCGCGCACGGCGCTGATCAGCTCGTACACGATGGCCGGCGTGGGCTGCTTGGGCGGCAGCATGACGGGGTAAATGCGCGTGCCGACGATGGACGTGACGGGGCCTGCGCCATTGAGCAGCGCATAGGTCACCAGCTCGGCACTCATTCGTCGGGCTCGGCTTCGGGGTCTACCGGCGCGGGCACGGTCAGGCCGTGCTTGGTGGCCAGGCGGTTGCGGATGTAGGCGGCCACAGCGTCAATGGCGGCGGCCTGGTGCTGGTCCAGCGCGGGGCGCATGAAGGGGTGCTTCTTGGCGCCGGGGTGGTTGACTTCAGGCACGCCGATGGCCAGCAGCTTGTTGGGCGGGCGGGCCTTGATGACGTGCGCGGCGGTGCCGTACTCCACCATGTGCGCGTAGAACACACCCGCCTTGCCGCTGCCCTTCTTCGCCTTGCCGCCGGTGCGGAGGTAGGCCTGCAGCTTGCCGGCGCGCTTGTCGAGCTTGGCGCCAAAGCGCACGCTTTCAGCCAGGGCGCCGGCGCCGGGCAACTCGGCGGCGTTGGCTTGCACGGCCTTGAACAGCACCTTGGCGCCGGCGCGCAGGCCGCCACGCATGATGTTGGCTTCAATTTGCGCGGGCAGCTGGTCCAGCGCGCGCTGCAGCTCGGCCAGGCCCTTGATCTGCATGTCACTCATGCGACCAGTCCTTGCACGACAGTTCAAGCCCTTCGCGCCGGCCCATCATGGCCATGCCCACGATCTGGCGCAGCACACCGTTGCCCAGGTTGATGCGCACGGTGGTGTCCC